CAATTGCTTCGCTGACCCCGCTCAGTCCTGCCGAGTACCCAGACCCATACGCGGCAATGCCGCTACTGCCGAGCAGGTTGCCGGCGCCAGAGAGCATGTTGCCAGCCGTCGCGCCCCACCCTTGCGAGTACAAGCCATAGGCGGTATTCAGCGTACTGGCATTGTTCGCCATGCCGAGATAGTTTGTCCCTGCGCCGCCGTTGCTGCCAGATGTGCCCATTACTCCGTTGATTGCGGCATTGCCGAGCGTGCCGACGAGTTGCCCTGCGCCGTTCGTAACGTAATTGACGACGATCTTCAGCGCTGCCGTCTTCAGCGAATTCTTGAGGCTATCGACAAAGTTTTCACCGAAGGATTTGCCGGACTCGAAACCGCGCATTAGTGCGTCGGTCAATGCCCGGTTAATGTCGTCGCTGAATTTTTCCCACTCACGCGCCTGCTCTCTTAGTTTCGGCTTGGCGATCTCGGCAGATTGCAGACGGCGCAGGGCGGAAATTTGCTGCTCAATGGCTTCAACTTCGGCGTTGCGGCCTTCCATCATTTCGATGGCGGCAATCTTTTCCTCTTTGAGTGCGATCTGCTCGTCGTATCGCGCCGCCGTGAGTGCGATTAGTTGCTGCTCGGTTGCGCCAATTTTCGAGTTTTCGTATTCGGCAGCGTCGGCCTTTTCGATCAGGTCTTTGGTTTCTTTGGAAATATCGGCGGCGTATTTTGCGCGCTCGCGCTCAAGGTCGATTACATCCTTGAGATAAGCCTTATGACCAGGTTGCTGTTGGCGAAGCAAGGCAAATTCCGCGTTGTATTGCTCAAGGCTTAACTTGCCAGCCGCCCACCCCTTAACCAGCAATTGCACATCTTTGACGTAGCTAGAGGAGAACTCTCCATCGTCCTGTGCGTGAATTCGGTCGAGTAGCGAAACAAGAGATTCTGCGTCTTTTACTGCCTGCGACTTGCCGCCAGATGCCTTTTCTGTGAATTTCTCACGCACCGCCGCAATGCGCTTGTTGATTTCAAGCTCAGACGCACCGGCAGCTACGCCGAGATTTCGCGTCTTGGTGATCTCGGCTTCCATTTGCTGTTTTTTGGAAAGGTATTTATCCCCTTCCTTTATCCAAGCAATGCCGGATTTATCCAGCTCATTTTGCTTGGTTTTTTCGGCAGTTGTGGCTGTTTCTGTGGCTAGTTTTTTCTCAAGCGAGGCAATCTGCGATTTGATGTCGCCCTCAGTTAGCGCAAAGTCAAAGCTGCCTGTTGCAAGTTGTTTCTTGAGCGCGGAAATTTGCTCATTAATTGAGCCTTCCCGCCCTACGTTCAGCATCTTGTCCCATGCCCACTTTGCCGCCCCAGCAACGCCACGCCATGCCGACTCAAGGCCGCCGAGATTCGCTTCAACACGAGAGGCCATGTCCTTAGCAGCGTCGGCAAACGTGCTTTGTGCTAGCGCGGCGGCTTCGGTAGCGCGGCCCTGATCCTCAAGCGCCTTGATCTGCTTATAGACAGAGGCGGTTAGGTAGTTGTATTGCTCGTTTAGTTTTTCGGATGCCTTTACCGGCTCTTTGCCAAGCTCTGAGAAACGCTTAACCGTATCTTCAATAGATTCTCCGGTTGCCTTGCTCATCTTGATAGCGGCTTCTGCTACCTTGCCAAGACTGCCTGCCGCAACGCCGCCCGTATTAATGATGGCATTCAGGGCTTCATTGACTGCGCCCTTGGTTGCGCCTGACGAGGCCGATACCGCATTGGTTATTTCGCGCAGTTGATTGACCGACGTGCCGGCTGCGTTGCCGGTCATGATGATGGCCTTCGCCATGTTTCTGGCTTCTTCGCCGCCCTGATAGAAGGCATAGCCAAGCGTACCGACCGTAGCCGATGCAATGGTTAGCGGGTTGATCATCCCGAGTATGTAACCGCCCATTGCCTTCGCGGCGCCACCAATGCCGCCAAACATGTCCTTTAGCTGCCCGCCCTGTTGCAGCAAGACAGTCATCGGCGCTTGCCCGGCTTGCAGGCTGGTGAATATGTCCGTGAATTGAGCCGGTACGCCACGCAAAGCGAAGGCTGTTTGCTTGGCCGATATGCCCATGTTATCAAGCGATCCGCTAGCGGCTTTCTGTTTAACAATGGCCGCGTCAAGTTGCGCCAGATACGGCTTCAGTGCGTCTGCATTGGCCCCTCGCTGATTGGCTATAGCTTCGTAATACTCTTTGGTTCCACGCCCGCCTGCTTCCATTGTGGCAGTCGTGCGCTGAATGCTGCTAATAATGCTGCGGGTTGATTTATCCAGCTTCTGTGCCGATGCGTCTGCGCCGGTTCCAATGCCGTCAATTGCTTTGCCGGCCTTGATGGCGGCGAGTGCGACTTCGCCAGCCATCTTGTTAGCGGCGCGGCTAGTTTCATCAAGCCCAACTTTGGCATCAGAGGCATCGACTACCGTTCTTAGGACAATATCGCGGTTGTCTGCCATGAATACCCCTTATTTGCTTTCGCTTTGAATTGATAAAACTTCTGATTCCATCAGACGAATATCGCTGAATGCGTCTTGCCATTCATCGCCTGAATATTTCCGGTCTAGTAACGGGTAAAGCGCTTCGTATCGCATCCCGACCATGCCGGACATTCCAACATTCCACTGCGTCGATAGCTGGCAGAAAATAACGAATATCTGCCAATTTTCAGGCCAAACCTCAAACTCTTTAGATTCTTGAATCTTGATAATTGAGGCCAGGAATGGATTTGCGGTCGCTGCGTCTTCCGATTTACGGTAATACGCAGCGACCGCCCCGGTTAGTTTCCCAGGCGGCCTTCAAGGATTGCGGCGCGGTAGGTTTCCATCATTGCGCCAACCGCAGCCGGTACTTCATCGGCTAATTGCTGCAATGATTCGCGGCTCAATTCTTCGTCAAGATTCCATCCGTCCAATACCTTGAGCAGATAATCAGCGTTGGTATCCTTGGTCTTTTCCATAAGCTCAGTCATGGAAAGTTGCTTCGGCGCTTCGTCAGGATTAGCCGGCTTGGCTTTGTCAAACATTTCATCCACAAAAGCGCCGAATTCTGAGCGGGTGCGATATTTATAAACGCACTCGATATTTCCTTTAGTGCCGTCAAGCATATCGAATTCAACATTGCGTTTGAAATTCTTTGGGCGATTGCCGAGTTTTACTTTTGCCATGATGGTTCTTTCTTAGAGTGTAAAAAGGCCCTTTACCGGAGCGACCGAGGGCGTAAAAAAAGCCCCCTAAGGGGCTTAGGCAAAACGGTTTATTAGTAAGAAATGCTGCGTCCCAAAATCGTGAGCGCGGCATCGACCGTATTCACAGAATTGTTATTAAGTTTGGGCATTTCAGACGCGCTCATGTAGCCGTAACCGTAGGTCACAGAGCCGCCGGAGATAACCTGCTTAAATGCAACTTTGGTAAGCGAGCGGGAAATATCCAGCATGGTGATAAACGCGGCTTGTAGTGCATCGTGAGCAAGCGTCAAGGTGATGGACGTAGCATTGAAGCCAGTCGGAATCTTGATTGCATTACGCTTGGCAAGCGGGGCCACATCGGTGAAACGGGGATCGCCACCGGAAGCGGAGATAGTCAGCACCTGGGGGATTGCCGTCCAGCCGCTGATCTTCTGTGCCGTACCAGTGCCACCAACCGGATAGAAGCCGGTATCAAGCGTGTTAAGGCCAGTTAGGGAAAAGGTATCGGCGGTCAGTACCGTTACTTTGAAAACGGTATCCGTCGCATCTTCCCAAGTGGAGGTGATCAACACTTCATCGCCGGTCGTGTAGCCGTGCGCTACAGACGTGCACACTGCCGGGTTGGCGTTGGTCATTGCAGTAATCGTCTTTGCAGCAGCAAAAGTTTTAGAAAACTGCTGGCTAGACCCTTCGGGGAATCCGTAACTCATGATTTATTGCCTTTCAGAAATGAAAAAGGCCCACCGAAGTGAGCCGATTGCCGTTTTACGGGCGTAAAAAACCCCCCGAAGGAGGTTGTTTGTTTTGGGTTTAGCTAATAACTAGCGGTCGCCCCAAATGGTGAAATCTTGCATTGCGGAATAAACGGGAATATCTGCATCAAATCCACCCATTGGCGCAGATTGCGGTCTTGCAACGAATTGGATTGAAGCACGCAGCGCAACCTCTATTTGCTCAATGATCGAATTAGCCTCAAGCCGAGTATTCGACCAGACGTTTATCTGCACATTGGTATTACGCTTATTTGGTAACTCATTGCCGAGCGGATTTATTACTTGCCCACCAATGGCTTGATAAGTGACATACGGGCGGACGGTATCGAATGGCGCGAAATCTGGAAATGTGCGTGGGCAAATTGTCTTGAGCAATACCGTCAAATTGGATTCAATGCTCATCGCGCATAATCCTTATTGATAATCTCAAGCATCTTGTCTTTGGCAGCGTCCATTGCTTCGTTGAATTTGCTGATGGCTGGCCGCATAAATGGCTTTGCTGCCACCTGTTTTGGTTGCGGCAATAATGCTTTTTTGTTGGTGTACCAATTTCCATCACTGCCGATATACGACTTGAATTTTTGAATATGGCCGTATTCAACTAAATGACCATGCGGCGCAGTTTGTTTATTCCAGGAAACATCGTAAGCGCTGCGCCAATCGGTTGAATTCTTCTTTGAATAAACCTGATAGATTGAGCTATCAAGATTCCCGGTTACTTTTCCAATCTTTGCTACGTTGCGCTTAACCTCGTCGTAAAGCACCTGCGCCGCTGCCTGTGAGGCTGGCCGGGTTGCCTTGGACATATCATCGGCAATGGTCTGCAACAGCGCATTAACGCCGCCCATATCGACTTCAATATGCAGGCTCATTTCGTAGCCTCGCAAACGAGATCCGCAAAGCCTTCGTCGCGATTCGGCAAAATGGCCCGAATGTCGTAAATATCTGAGCCGCAAACAACGCGCATTCCCGCATCAATGCCTGTGCGGTAACGGATGCGGATTGAAGCCTTGACCGTGGAAACATCGGCATCGCCCTTGATGGCAGAGAGGCCAGATTGATGCTTGACGCTTGCCCATACCGCAGCGACGAGTACCCATGACTCAATCGGCTGGCCTAACTCATCTTGTGAGCTAGTACGCTGCTCAATATTGACGCGCTGATTCAAGTCGGCAGCGGAGATCATTGAAACTCAACCCGTAAATCGCCACGTACGACATGCGTCATTATTTTGCGGTGCTTGTCGGTTTTAATTGGGCTGTCTATAACAACAGCCTTCCCTCTAATCTCATGGCATCGGAGTACGTGTTTAAGCTCTACGCCATCTAGCAAAACGCGACGAATACCAAGCCCGTCATCCGACTTGTGCCAGCCTTTATTTTTGGCAAGCGTCTTTGCAATAAACCATTGCATTGCTTTTGATTGATTAGTCATTGATAAATCCTGAATGGATCAAGCAAGCGATGCCAGAAGCGATCGGGTAGCGCCGTGGCTTGCTTGGTCGTCATGGTTTCGGCCTGCGCCGCCATCGTGCCGATAGCCAGCAGCATCCAAGCCTTGATTGCTGCCGGCACATCCCCTGCATTGCCATAGCCGCAGATATAGCGCACCCGTACAGCATTGGGCACATCGTAGGTTTCAGGCCATCCCTTGCCGTAATTGAGCGTCAAATAACCGGGCTCTGAATCCTTGTCGAGAATCACGTCCTGCGGGTCTAGCGTCTGCTCAACGCCTGCTGAATCCAAATACTTGATCGAAACAAGCGATTGAATTGGCGCGCCTTCAAGCACGAAATCATCAGGGAATGCATCAAGCACCAATTCCCGCGTCTGCGTACAGAGCGCACGTCCCATTTCATGCTCGGCAGATTGCCGGGCGGCGGGAATGATGACGCCGGTAAATAGCGCGTCCATTTCCGTACCATCAACGCGGCAATGGTCTTTTGCTTCGG